GAATGGGAACTATCATTTCGGCTCGGTATGCGCCCTTGGATTGCAGTTGCGTATAGTGCTCCCGCTATTGCCGCTACTGCTGTATTTCTAATCTATCCTTTTGGACAAGGTTCATTTTCAGATGGTATGCCCCTTGGGATTAGCGGTACGTTTAACTACATGATCGTATTTTCTGCAGAACATAATATTCTAATGAATCCGCTACATCAATTAGGAGTTGTTGGTGTTTTTGGTGGCGCTTTTGCTGGAGCAATGCATGGATCACTTGTAACCTCCTCATTGGTTCGTGAAACTACCGAAACTGAATCCCAGAATTATGGGTATAAGTTTGGGCAAGAAGAAGAAACGTATAATATCTGTGCAGCACACGGGTATTTCGGTCGTCTTATTTTCCAATATGCGTCCTTTAATAACTCCCGTTCACTACACTTTTTCCTTGCTGCTCTTCCAGTAATTGGTATTTGGTGTGCTGCTATGGGTATTGCAGTTTCTTCTTTCAACCTCAACGGTCTGAATTTCAATAGTTCAATTCTTGACCACCAAGGGCGCACAATTCCCACTTGGGCAGATATGCTTAATCGGGCAAATTTGGGTCTGGAAGTGGTTCATGAGAGAAACGCACATAACTTCCCATTGGAAAATCTGGTGGCTCTATAAGGAAACTTATAGATGAAACATCGGATGAATTGCTGGAAACCCTCCAAAATATATGGGCAATCAGCAGGTAAGCCTTGAGTACACTCAAGGAAACTTCAGAGACCACTTGAGAAGTATAGTCTTCTTAATAACAAGATATAGCGTCCGACACCTTCAATGGTGATGATATGGTCCACTCCATAAGAATGGTAAACTTATGGATTACGTGTAGATTTGGCGAGTGTTGAATCAGTCCCAGTGGCCATCACGGCGCCAACTATTGGCTGATTTAAATCACTAAATGTGATATGTTTTTAGGAGCCCTTCGGGGCTCCTTTTTTAATACCCCTCTTGACACCACCCCCAAAAACTGCTAAGATACTCACAAAGTCGCAAAGTGTTATGAAGAAAATTTCAGGTGGAATTACAAAGCATCTTTCGGGTGGTTATTCTCCATATTACCTCATCGAGGATAGTGACTTATCCTCTTACGAATGGAGAACTTTTGATTCATCAGAACTAAAAGAACAATATAAAGAATATGTTTGCCCTGTCTGTGAAAATCTTCATCTTATGAGGGGACAGGATGAAACACTTTTTGGACACTGTTTAACTAATACAAACTCACAAAGTCGCAAAGCATTATGACTGACGAACAAATTGATAAGATGCTTCAGATGCACCGATACCTTATGAAGTGTGAGATTAAATATGCATTTAATGTATTTTGTGCTGAAAACGGAAACGAGGATTATGATTATAGGGCTGCTGATCGCCAAGAAGCATTTAATGATACAAAATGGGAAGAGTTTGCTGAATGGCTCAAAATGATTAGAGACAAATGACTGATACACCCAAAAACTGCTAAGATACTCTCAAAGTCTCAAAGTCTCAAAGTCACATAAATTACTACAAACTACAAAACAATTATGACTCAAAATAAAAAAATCGTCTATATTGATGTTGAAACAGAAGATATCCCTACTTTTTATTTGTTGAATAAAAAGTATAAATTAGTAAAGCAAATTATTGACCAAGTACAATCTGGAAGAGAACTTAAATGAATCAGTTCACTCAAGAACATGTAAAAGAATTTATAAAGTGTAAAGATGACCCAGTATATTTTATCAATAATTATGTAAAATATTATCATCTTAAGGATGGATTATCCAAGTTTAAATTATATGAACCTCAAGAAAAATTGATTCATAAGTATCATAAGAATCGCTTTAATATTGTAAAGGCGCCTAGACAAATTGCAGGAAAATCTTCAACTGCAATCTACTACATACTTCATCAAATTCTTTTTGAAGATGAAATGCAAGTTGCAATATCTTCTCATCATATAAATCCGGATACACATCTTTTGGATATTCTTAAGAGTGCATATGAAAATCTACCAAAATGGTTACAGCAGGGAGTGAAAGTTTGGAATAAAACAACTGTTGAATTTGATAATGGGTCTAGAGTAATCGCTGCACCCACTTCCTCATCTTATTTCAGGGGAACAAATTACAATCTTATATTGTTAGATGAACTTGGAAATAATACTTATAGTAAAGTAGAAGAATTTTTTAATACTGTCTTTCCAATTCTTATTTCAGGTAAATCATCTAAAATGATTATTACCTCAACTAAAGATTATTACGAGAATGGATATTTTTGTAAGTTATGGAAAGATTCTGAAGAAGGTAAAAATAGCTTTGTAAGAACAGAAATTAAATGGTATGAGATTCCAGGAAAAGATGAAGAATGGAAAAGACAAATAATTTCTGATTTAGGGCAAGATGTTTGGGACCAACAATTTGAAGTTAAAGAACTATGAACCAACTTACACAAGAACAAATCAAAACACTGGAAGATGCCTTTGCTTCTTATCCAGATGATTATAAAAGGACGCATAAATATGCAACTATGGAGGGAATTCAAGAACAATTAAAATCTCCAACTGTAGACAGTAAGGGAAATAAGTTTATTGTCTATATTAGTAAGGTTCGTTCAAATAAAGAAATCAATGAGCATGGATTTACTATGGAATCAATGATGGTAGAAGAAACTAAATGAATCAACCACTTACATTTGAAGAATGGAAAGAAAAGTACTTCAATAATTCACCAGAATTTAGAGATCAAGTAATGAATTCTGGGGGATTTACAGAAGACCAAGTTAATGAACTTTTGAGTAATGCAATGGAAACTCAATATAATGCATATAAATCTTATTATGCACCATTTCAAACAGTTTAAAAGAATTTATTAAAATGAGAAAAATACTTTGTTTTGGTGAAAATAATTCAGTTAGTATTGAATTGTATAGAGCGAAGGATGAGTTTTCAATAGGGCTGGAATTGCAAAATGATTTTGAAAGTACGATTATAATTAATTTAGCTTTACCTTTTCTATTTAAATTTTATCTTTCTTTTGATACATCTTTGTGTAAAACTGAATTGTGGAGAAAATTTCTTCTCTTAAATGAAGAGAACAAATATCAAGGTAGATATTTTAGTATAAACCTTTTTCCTGATGAAGTTGCTTGGGGTAAAGATTATTGCTTTATTTTAAATTTTGCAACATATCCTCGGAGTTCTGGTGGTGGATTCAGTTTTTTTAAGCCTCTAACTGAATTTATTTACGGAAACTTTACTTGCGATAAGGAAATTAAAGAAGTATGGTATAGGACTGTATACATTCCTGGCATCGGAAATTACTCAGACGGCACTTATGAACTTGTAATTAGAAGAGAAGTTCGTACTTGGAAATGGGAGAGATTCAATAAAATATACACACACACTTATTTTGATATTGAATGTGAAAATGGAATACCTCATAGTTTTAAATGGGGAAGGCAGAATGGATTATATGCTATAAGTTTTGACGCATCAAATGTGAATGAAGCAATTCAAAAACTTATAGATAATATACAAAAAGAAAGAAAAAAATATTAGTGAAGCGGTTCCTCTTGACAAATTCCCCCTCCCTGTGCTAGGATACATACATGGGAGGGGCAACCTTCTTAACCTGATAGACGGGTTAAAAACTATTATTCTAAGGAGTTTAGAATTATGAAAAAATACGACGCAATTGTTTTTATTGGAAGATTTCAGCCATTTCATAACGCCCATCTGGACATCGTAAAGAAAGCTTATGAACTCACTGATAATCTCATTCTAATTGTAGGTTCTCAGTATAACCCAGTATCCTACAAGAACCCATTTCAAATTTCATTAGAGCATTTAGATAATTATAGTTATTGGTCTACGCTAAGGCGATCTATTTTAGAAGTAACTCAGGACGATGCTTCTTTAGAGATTGAAATTCAAGAAGATATTTATGGAGATTCTAAGTGGTGTAATGAAGTTCAAGAGAAAGTAAAATATTGTCTTGAGACCTTTGATGCATCATCAAAGGTTGGTATTATTGGATGTGATAAAGATGAGTCATCATATTACCTCAAGATGTTTCCTCAATGGGATTTAATTGAAGTCCCTCTGGAGAAAAATTTAAGTGCAACTCAGATTCGGGAACTTTACTTTGTGGAAGAGCCCAATATGGACTTTATAAGAAGTGTAGTTCCTGATAGAGTATTTAATCATCTCAATGCAATGAAGTCTACAGAGTGGCATAATCATATTGTAAATGAACGTAGATTTATTGAGACTTATAAATCTCAATATGCGTCTTTACCCTGGCCGCCAACTTTTGTAACTGTAGATTCTGTAGTATTTCAATCCGGTCACGTTTTGATGGTCCGTAGAAATGCATATCCAGGTAAAGGGTTAATTGCTCTTCCTGGTGGTTTCTTGGATGCGAATAGTGATGCCTCATTGGAAGATGCTATGATTAGAGAATTAAGAGAAGAAACGGGACTCAAAGTTCCTTCTCCTGTTCTTCGTGGCTCTATCAAAAATACTCACGTATTTGACTCCATTCACCGGAGTAGTAGAGGGCGAACAATTACTCACGCATTTAATATTGTTCTACCTGATGGTGAATTGCCAAGAGTTAAGGGGGGGTCCGACGCCGATAAAGCATTTTGGATTCCATTTTCTGAATTAGACCCAAGGCAATGTTTTGAAGACCATTATCAAATTATCCGGTATTTTATTTGAGGTGATATGAAACAATTTAAAGAACAAAACTTTCTGGAGCAATACAATCAGTATGTATTCTTCTACAATGGATTTCTTTCCAATTGGGCGGACACTCCATTTATGGATACTCGCACTGGTATTCCTTACAACTGTTCCGAGCAATTTATGATGCATAAGAAAGCATTGCTCTTTCAGGATTATGATATTGCTCAAAAGATTCTTCAGAAAAAGTTTCCTGGCGATCAAAAAGCACTCGGGCGCAAAGTCAAGAACTTTAATAAAGATGTCTGGGATCAACATGCTCGCCAGATTGTTTATGAAGGATGCTATTACAAATTCACTCAAAATAAGGATGCCTATGAGTATCTTATGAGCACCAAAGAACATTATCTTGTAGAAGCATCACCTTATGATACTGTTTGGGGAATTGGACTTGGTGGTTATGATGAAGGAGTAAATGATCCTAAAAATTGGCAGGGTACAAATTGGTTGGGACAAGTTCTGACCGTTCTTCGTGAAGACCTTGCAGAAAGTCCTGATGAGGTATTGTTCTGATGAAAACAATTAAAGGAGACTTGATTAAACTTGCTGAAGAAGGTAAGTTTGATATTATCGTTCATGGATGCAACTGCTTTCATGCTATGGGTGCTGGAATTGCCAGACAACTTGCAGACAAGTATCCACAAGTCGAAGATGCGGATTTTCAAACTCCTTGGGGGGACCGCAATAAACTTGGAAAGTGTAGTATTGCAACAGTTGAGTTAGACAACCATAGGTTCTATGTTGTAAATGCATATACTCAATATAAATGGAGTTCCGGTTCAGATGTTTTTGAGTATGATTCTTTCAATACTTTATTAAATCGTTTAATTAGTTTTGCTACAATTGAAACTCAAGGAACTAAACGAATCAATAGAATTGGATTCCCAATGATTGGTGCTGGACTTGCTGGTGGAGATTGGAGTAGAATTTCTAAGATGATTGAACAATTTGCAGAAGATGTTAAATCCTTTGCGAGAGTTACAGTCGTCGAATATCAAAAGTAATTTACTAAAACTATGAAAGCAACCGAATTTTGTTACTGGTTACAAGGTTATTTTGAAATTTATGGAGCATCCACCAACCCAGGTAATTCTCTTACTGGTGAGCAGGTAGAATTGATTCAAAGGCATCTTGCTCTTGTTTTTAGGCATGATATTGATCCACAAGCAGGTCCGCCTGCATATCAGCAAGAATTGCTCAATATTCACAATGGCAATACAAAGCCAACAAGACCACCAATAATGAAATGTTGATATTATGACAGGTGCCAAAGTCATTAAAACACAAATAGGCGATAGACGCCGAAAACAAACATTATCATTTTAAGGAGTTTAAAATGGACCTATCTAAAAATTTGATTCTCAATACCGATTCGTACAAGTATTCACAATACAATCAATACCCTCCACAGACTGAAGGTGTATATTCTTATATTGAAAGTCGTGGAGGAAAAACTGAGGAAACTCTATTCTTTGGTCTTCAGATGTATATCAAAGACTATCTTCTCAATCCAATACGAATGGAAGACATTGATATTGCCGAAGAGATTGTAACAGCACATGGCGAACCTTTCTATCGTGGGGGATGGGAATATATTGTCAAAAAGCATGGTGGATATCTTCCTGTGAGAATTAAAGCCGCACCTGAAGGTGCGGTTATTCCAGTAAAGAATGTTTTACTAACGATTGAAAATACGGATCCAAATTGCTATTGGTTGACTAGTTTTTTAGAGACAAGTCTTCTTCGCTCGATTTGGTTCCCTACGACAGTCGCATCTAATTCTTATAATTCTAAGAAGCTAATTCTTCATTACCTAATTAGAAATGGAGATCCAAATCTAATTGATTTTAAACTTCATGACTTTGCGGGACGAGGAGTCTCTTCTTTAGAGTCTGCGGGAATTGGTGGTCTTGCTCATTTGATTAATTTTAAGGGAACGGATACCGTTACTGCACTTCTTTATGGTCGGCAGTTTTATCATGAACCTATTGCTGGCTTCAGCATTCCTGCAATGGAGCATAGTACAGTTACGTCCTGGGGTAAAGAACATGAAGTGGAGGCATATCGCAATATGCTAAATCTTTATGCAAAACCAGGAGCACTTGTCGCTTGCGTCAGTGATAGCTATGATGTCTTCAATGCTTGTGATAAACTTTGGGGTGAAGAACTTCGGGAGCAAGTAATTAATTCTGGAGCTACGCTGATCGTAAGACCAGATTCTGGGTCGCCAGTAGAAGTCAATCTAAAATGTGCTCAAATTCTGGAATCTCGATTTGGTAGTACCTTAAATCCTAAGGGATATAAAGTACTCAATCATGTTCGACTTATTCAGGGGGATGGTGTAAATTATGAAACTATTGATCGAGTTCTTCACAAATTAGAAGAAAACGGCTATAGTTCTGATAACATTGCCTTTGGTCAAGGTGGGGCACTTCTACAAATGGTAAATCGTGATGACTTCAAATTTGCTATGAAGTGTAGTGCTGTGAATGTGAATGGTACTTGGAGAGAAGTCTTTAAAGATCCAATCACAGATTCAGGTAAAACTTCCAAGAAAGGAAGGCTTCAACTCATTAAAAATGAAAGTGGTGAATATCAAACTGTTCCCGAGAGACCTTGGAATAAGGATGAACTTTTGACGGTTTATGAAAATGGCGAACTTCTAGTTGATTATACTCTAGAACAAGTTCGAATCAATTCAAACCGATATCTTCATAACTTTTTTGGAAGTTAATTCATAAATGAAAGGGGCAGAAATGCTCCCTTTTTTATTATGCTCAAAAATCATAAAGTAATCATGGTTTCATGAAAGTTATTGTGAAGTGGTATACTCCAGATGAATCAAAAATTGGTAAACAAAATAAACCTTTTATTGTTTAATTTATATGAAAATTTTTTTAGACACCGCTGATGTAGAACTCATCAAACCAGTATATGATACTGGTTTACTAGATGGAATCACTACAAATCCTACTCTAATTATGAAGAGTGGCAGAAGACTCAAAGATGTGATTACAGAAATCTCTGATACATTTCCAGATCTTGAAAGCATCTCTGCAGAAGTCGTTGGAGATACTGCAGAAGAAATGTTAGAACAGGCAGCAGAATATACATCAACTAAATGTGCAACTATTAAAGTTCCTTGTACTATAGAGGGCCTTAAAGTTTGTAGAGAACTTGCACGACTTGGACATTCAGTTAATGTTACTTTGGTATTTTCTGTATCACAAGCGATTTTGGCAAACCGTGCGGGGGCAGCCTATATCTCCCCATTTGTTGGACGACTGGAAGACCAAAGTTTTGATGGACTGTCTCTGATTAAAAATATTAGAGAGGTGTATGACAGAAATGATGGTTGGTCTAGATACACAAATATTCTTGCAGCATCGATTCGAGATGTAAGACAAGTAGAGCAATGTGCAAAGTGTGGTGCAGATATTATCACAATTCCCCCCACAGTCTTCTGGGCTCTTTATAAACACGCATTTACGGATTCCGGACTTGCACAATTTAATAAAGATTATCTAGAGGCAACAAGTCTAAATAGTTGAAAAACTATGTTTTTCGCATTCATAATTATATCATTTGGTTTACTATTGTTTTTTCTTTCAATAACTCAAGAAACTCATTATTAATGATTAGTACAGAAACTCCATATAAACTTGCAGATATTATTCGAGATACTTGGCCTCAACATTATAGGCCACCAAAAAAGAAAAAGAAATGAGTTAATCCATCCGAAAGGATGGATTTTTTATTATACTCGATAAGATAAATAATAGGAAGATAGATATAAATCAATGGCCGCTTACGAAATTAATAATTTAGTTATAGAAAAAGGAGAGGATTTCGACGAAAGTTTTAAGATTTATAATTCGGATGGTACTGTTTTAACACTTGATTCAAGTTTTACTGGTGTTTCTAAATTAAAAAAACATCCTAATTCAAAAACAGAGTATCCATTTGATTTAATTTTGGATAATGAAAATAATGAAGTAAATATCTCAATGGCATCAACAATAACTTCAACTTTACCATCTGGTCGTTGTTGTTTTGATGTTCTTCTTACATATGGATATGCAGAACCAACTACTAAGAAATATATAAAGGGTACAATTATAGTAAACGATACGGTGTCTATATGAGTGAACATACTATACGTTTTTCACAACAACAGCCAATTCGAACCTGTTCTTTAGGAACAATTACTCCTCGCAAATTTAATCAACTTATTGATGTAAATATGATAGAGGTTCAAGATGATGACATTATAGTTTATGATGCAGAAAATCAAACATATGTTCCAATTTTAAAGTATAATATTTTTTCTGAACCATCAAGTTATAATATAGGAATAGGAACCACAAATCCAGGAGCAAAGCTTCATGTGAATGGTGATGTTTTAATTACTGGAATTAGTACTATAGGAATAGGAACAACATCATTCCCAAATATAAATTCCACAATGAGCTTTGAACTTACGAGCAATACGAGTCTTACTGTGAGAGTCAAAGGTAATGATGGGGTTATAAGAACAGGAATTATCACCTTATCATAAATAAGTTAAAATACTAGTACCCATTATGAAATCATTTCAAGAGTTTCTGGAAGAAGGAAGAAAAGCAAAAATTAAAAGATTGTCAAAAGAAATTGAAAAGTCCGTAAGAGGAGACATGGAAAGACAATCAGAGGAAAATCCAGGTAAACCAGTGATTGCGAATTTCGGCAATCATCCTCCAGGGAGCAAGGAAAGTGAGGCTGCAATTATGGCTATGATGAGAATGGACAAAAGAGGAAGAAAGGAAATGAAAAAAAGGTTAAAAAAATCCAACAACTCACCTGAAACCGAGCCTTGATTTTTTTTGCTGAGTATGATAGACTGGTTCAGTACTACTTCAGATAAGACATGAATTTTGCTGTATATTCAAAGGATCAGTGTCCATATTGCTATAAAGTTAAACAAGTTTTAGAGATGACCAATAGTAATTTTGTTGTATATAATTTGAATGAACATTTTTCTAAGGAAGAATTTTATAATGAATTTGGAGAAGGTGCAACCTTTCCTCAAGTAATATGCGACGATAAGAAGATTGGTGGATGCGTAGATACTGTGAAATTTCTAAAAGAGAAAAAAATTGTCTGACCTTAACCTAAATAATAAAGATCATAGAAATCGTGGCGTAGATGTTTTATTAAATAGTAAAAAACAACCCTATCTTTTTCGAATCGTCGTCAAAAAGATACTTAATTTCTTTAAAAAAGAATTTACTATTTATTTTGAATTTTCCGTAAAATCTAAAAGATCAAAATAATTAATTCGGAGAGAAAAATGTTAGCAATTGTTTTGGTTTTTGGTACACTTTTACTTGGTTTATTTCTCATTACGGGGTTAATATTAGGCTGGGTTATTCGGGAATATCTATTAAATTATCAAGATAAACCAAAACTTCATCCCGAGTTTTTTGATAAAAACGGAAATATTATACCAGATGAAGTCTTAGCAATTAGCTTCAATCCTGATTATTTTGATTACGAGATAGATGATGAGGACGATGAAGATTAACTAAATACCATTAATAAAATTGAATTCATATGACAACAACAAAATTAAAAGCACCTGCTTCTGAAAATAAAAACACAATTCCAGATCTTCCAGCAAATCCATTTGTGTTTGAGATTCTTGATATTGTATCAAAACAAAAATCAAATATTAAAAAAATTGAAGCTCTTAAAAAATTCGAACATCCATGTTTAAAAGCTATTTTCATTTGGAATTTCGATGAATCTGTAATTTCAGTTCTTCCTGAGGGAGAAGTTCCTTATGCTAGCGTTGGAGAGCAAAGCTCCTTTAGTGGAACTATGAGTGAAAAAATTGGAGATGCGGTTCATAAAATGGGAGAATTAAAATCAAATTCTCTTGGGTCACAGGATCAAGGATTCTCTTCAATTCGTAAGGAATACACTAAATTTTATAATTTCGTGAAGGGAGGAAACGACGGATTAAGCTCAATGCGTCGAGAGACAATGTTCATCAATATTCTTCAGGGTTTACATCCGCTCGAAGCGGAAATTCTTTGTTTAGTTAAGGATAAAAAACTGGATCAAAAATATAAAATTACAAAAGATATAGTAACGCAAGCATACTCAGATATTAAATGGGGGAATCGTGGATGAGTTCTGCTATACAAGAAACAGAAAGTGAATGGTCTACAGAAGAAAGAAAGACAATACCCCCTCTTTATGGGTGTGAAATACTACTAGAAAATACATCATTAGAAAATGCAAATTCAACTTCGTTTCCTTCAGATGCTCATATTGTAAAATACGAAATAAATGGAAAAGTATGTATTGATCTTTGTAGAGGAAATCTAGTAAATATTTTTGATATGTATTATGATAAGTTTGGCTCTAATGCAATTCGAAGTATTAGTTGGGGAAATGGCAGAATTATTCCCAATTTATGGGGACAACAAAAAACTCCATCTAAATCTAAAAAAAGAAAATAATTTTAAATGAGGGGGGTGAGGGTCTTGACTTTCCCCCCTTTTTCGTGTAGACTGTATGAGGTGAGGTAAGCCGAAATAAAATGAGTAAAAGAGCAAAAACTTTAGTTAGTCTTCTTGAAAGGTTAATTAAACAGGAACATCTTTATACGAATGAGCAATTAAAAGAAATGAAGTCTCAATTGCGAATCGTAAAGACACAAATTACAGAATTTCAAAAACAATCATCAAAGGGATTTGGGAAATATGAAACCAATTAAAGCAAAAGATTTACTTGAACTTGATAAAAGGCTTGAGGTTGTAAAGCTTCAGGGTTATCCAATCCCAGAGCAAGTAATTTATCAAGCGGCAAAGAATGATTACTCAGAAATTCCGATTCATTACCAACAAATTCCATCACCAAATGAATGTGGCAAATGGATTGTAGATTCTTTACTCGCTAATGAAAGAGGTCATTATGGATGTTATTCATCAGACACTCAGGTTTTGACCGAAATTGGTTGGGTTTATTGGAATGATGTAACTGAAGATACTGTTCTGGCTGCATATGACATCAAGACCGGAGTAGTAAATTTTGAGAAGCCATCTGCAGTTCAAAGATGGGATTATGAAGGAAAAATGTATCACTTGGAAGGGCAAGCTCTCGATTTTCTAGTAAGTCCAGACCATCGTATGATCGTTCAAAGCCGAACGCACACTGGAGAATGGAATTCACCTTATGCAATTTCTGCAGAAGAGGTTTTTAATAAACCAGTAAGATACCTCACTACAGGAAATTTATCTTTGTCTTGTAGAAAAACAATTGAAACGCCGATTGATAATCCCAAATTCTGGTCTCTAATTGGGTTTTGGGTTGGGGATGGGGATAGACATACGAGTGCCAATTGTCTTAGATTTCATCTAAGACTTCCACACAAAATAAAATATCTAGAAAATGTTTGTAAAGAACTTGAAATTGATTTTTTCTCTACAGAGAATGATAGATATGTTGTTTCATTTCCAAATATTGGAAATTGGATGAAACAAAATTGTATTAGTCAAGATTCTATTCAAAAATTACCCGATGAATATTTAAAACTTGAAAAAGATTGTGTTTTTAATCTGCTTGATGGTCTCAAAAATTCTGACGGAACATTTCGTAAGAATACTTGGTCTTATTCAACAACATCTGAAATTTTATCGTCTCAATTACAAGCACTCGCTGCATTAAACGACATTAAATTTACTTGTTATGTTGAAGTAAAAGAAAATGAAAATCATAATGATCTATATGTATTAAGACTTACAGATAGAATTTACCCTAGAGTTGAAGTATTCCAACAAACTCGTTCTAGAACTTATAAAGAAGAATGGGTGGAGTATTCTGGTCAAATTCACTGCGCTACAGTTTCTACTGGTGCATTGATTGTTCGTCGCAATTATAAAGTTGCTATTTGTGGTAATTGTTTAGAGCATCCACAACTCACATTTTCCGTTGCTGGATTTGTTCACAATGTAATTGTTCAAGCAAGAACTCATAGAATTGGTACTTCTTGGGATTGTTTAGCTCCAGAAAGTAAGATTACTGTAAAGGTTGGTTCTAAGGTAAAATCTAAAACTATTGCTGAATTGTATGAAATGTACGAAAGGGGAGATAAACTTCCTCTCGTAAGAAACCTCAATGAGGACCGTGGGTACTTTGGATATGCCAAAATCGGTCAAGTATTCAAAAATGAAAATAAAGATTTATATCTTGTTACCTTGGAAGACGGTAAGCAGATTAGATGCTCAATGGATCACAGAATCTTCACTGAATATGGCTGGAAGAGATTGAAAGATCTATCTATTGGTGATAAGGTTGCGTGTAATGGCGTATCATTAAAACTTATTGAAGAGGCAAGAGAAAAGTATACTAATCCTATTTGGTTATCTGCGGAATTAAAAATAAAAACTCCAAGGAATATTGCTCAAGAATTAAATGTGTCTTATGAGGTTATTAAAAAGTATGCTTACAAATTCGGCTTAACTTGGGAGATTAAAAAAGATCATAATTCAGGAAAAAAACTAGATACATCTCATTTTACAGAAGAACAAAGGAAACTTCGTAAAGAAAATGCCATCAAAAATATTAGAAAAGCGCATACACTGATAGAAGAACAAGGACATCCAGGTAGAAAATATCCAGACTATAGTGAAGACAGAGTTTATAACTGGTTAAAATACAATAAAGAAGAAATTTTAGAGCACTACGGGAGAATTTGTTCCAACTGTGCTTCTACAACAAAGTTGCATTGTCATCACAAAACTGCGGTTAAAGACGATATTACTAAAGCATATGATATTGACAATTATGAAATATTGTGCTCAAGTTGTCATACTAAAGAACATAAATCACTAAGGACTCATTATGTTGCTATTTCTTCTATTGAGTTCCTACGAACAGATATTACTTATGATATTGAAGTAAATGGAAAATATCATAATTTTGTTTGTGATGGTATTGTTGTTCATAACTGTCAATCGCAACGTTATACTGGGAAGCGTGTGGTTAAAGTTGCTAAACGGGAACTTGATATTGAAGATGTCTTCTACGTACGTCCAGTTGGGTTTTATACCAATCGCAAGGGTAAAAAGTATGAATGGACCGAGGAACATCGTCAACGTAAACTTGAGAGAATTTTAAGTGAATGTGAAGAGTATGCCGATTATTATGAACAAGGAATGTGTGAGGAGCATATTCGTGATTATCTTCCTCAAGCAATTCGCCAAAACTTTGTAGTTTCTTTTAATCTTCGTTCTGTTCTTCACTTCATGGACCTACGTTCAAAGCTTGATGCTCAGATTGAAATTCAAGCATTATGTGAAGCAATGATTCCAGAATTAAAACTATGGGCACCAAATGTTTGGAAGTATTACGAAGAGAAGCGTTTGTATCGTGCTAGGTTGAGTCCATAAATAAAATATCTTGAATTCATAACAATTATGTGTCCATTATATCCAGTCGTCAATAAAAACACAGGCGAAACTAAAGAATTAGAAATGACGATTTCTCAGTGGGAGGAATGGAAAAAAGAAAACTTTAAAAATGGTTGGGATCGTGATTGGTCTCAGGGGTGTGCAAGTCCAGGTGAAGTGGGGGATTGGAAAAATAAACTTATTTCGAAACATCCCTCATGGAACACGGTGCTCGAAAGGGCCAGCAAAATGCCAAAAGCAAACGTAAAGAAAATTTAGTATGTCAAGAAAAAAAGCTCTGAATAATCTATCTGCACGACAAATAAAAAGAAAAAAACCATTGAATTCTAGTCATCTAATTGATGTAGAACCTATCACAGAAAATCAAAAACGTTTATTTGAATCTTATAAAAATCAAAAACATCTAGTAGCCTATGGATGTGCAGGTACGGGTAAATCTTTTTGTTTATTGTATAATGCAATCAAAGAAGTTCTAGATGAAAGATCACCATACGAAAAAGTCTATATTGTAAGGTCACTAGTCCCAACAAGAGAAATTGGTTTCCTTCCTGGTCCACAACCTTTGGATGCTAAAATATTAACTCCAGATGGATGGACCACTATGGGGGAAATTAATGTAGGAGATTATGTTATTGGTAGAGATGGAAAACCCACAAAGGTTACTGCAGTTTTTCCAAAAGGAAAAAAACTCGTATATAAAATAACTACTACAGAAAATACATCAACAGAATGTTGTGAAGATCATTTATGGATAACTAAAACTTTTGAAGATAAAAAAAGAAATAGAATAGGATCTACAAAAACTACAAAACAAATACTTGAATCTTTATTGGATCGAAATGGAAAAATAAATCATTATATTCCAAGAAATGAAGCAGTAGAATTTACTCAAAAAAATCTACCGATTCCACCATATACTCTCGGTGTAATATTGGGAGATGGATCAATTTCAAATAGTATTGCATTTTCTAGTATTGATAATGAACTTGTAGAAAAAGTTAGAACTGAAATATCGGAATTGGGATGTTATCTAACAAATCACAATACTTCATATACAATAAGTAATTCCCCAAGAAACAATAAACCAGCAAGAAAAGTATTAGTTACAAATACTAATACCAAAAATGTCGATGAGTATTATTCAATTGGAGATGCGTTACAAGTAATCAATCAACCAAAATCAAAAATTAAATATTATTGTGAAAATAAAAAAATAGTTGATGGTATTAAATATGAATTCATTCCCTCCGAAAATAGATGGGAAAATAAAATAAAAAATAGTTTATTTCAACTTGGATTGGAAAAAACAAAATCTAATACCAAATTTATTCCAGATTTATATAAGTTTTCATCAATTGAAGATAGAATAGAACTATTAAGAGGTTTGATGGATACTGATGGAACTGTAAATGAAAAAACTGGAGAAGCATCTTACACTACTACTTCTAAACAATTGGCATTGGATGTAATTGATCTAGTTAAATCTCTTGGTGGTAGATCAATCCTTCGTGAAAGAAATCGTATTGAAAAAACATCAAATATTGTGGATAGAAATGGAAAACCGAGAGTAATTACATCTAAACTTATATCTTATGAATTTACTATTAGTTTACCAGATCATATAAATCCATTTTATATTTCAAGAAAAGCAAAAAGATTTTCTTGCAATTATATACATCATATCGGAATTAAATCCATTGAACCCATCTGCGAAAAGGAGGTGAAATGTATTCAAGTAGATAATTCAGAAAATCTTTATATTACTGATGATTATATCGTGACTCATAATTCTCATGAGGATAAAGCGGACATTTACCAAATTCCATATAAAAATATGGTAAAGTATATGTTTGAAATGCAATCCGATGCAGATTTTGAAATGCTTTATGGTACTCTAAAAGGACAAGAAACTATAAGTTTTTGGAGTACATCTTTTATTCGTGGTGTGACACTAGACAATTGTATTATTCTTGTAGATGAATTTGCCAACCTAAATTTCCATGAATTGGATTCTATTATTACTCGGGTTGGTGAAAATTGTAAAATTATGTTCTCGGGAGATGCAACTCAGTCAGATTTAGTTAAAGCAAATGAGAGAAATGGTATTGTAGATTTTATGAAAATTCTACATAAAATGGATTCCTTTGATATTATTGAATTTGGTATTGAAGATATTGTAAGATCGGGAACAGTTAAACAATATTTAATTGCAAAACATTCATTAGGTATGTAATGACAAATCCACTTCTTGAAAAATTTTATGAGCTAAAGGCAGATACGAAAAGCACTAAATTTAATCATATTGATTTGGTGCTTCCTGCATTGAAAAGAGAAACAATAGATGGCGTAAGATACTACACTGTTCCTGAGGATGGTGAATTACTTAGACTAGTATCAATCACTTCAGTTATTAGTCACATTAACAAAGATATCTTTGTTAAATGGAGAAAAAGAGTAGGTGAACTAGAGGCAGCTAAAATCACTGCAGCCGCCACAAGTCGTGGAACGGATATGCATACACTGGTTGAAAACTATCTTTACAATAAAAAATTACCTAGTGTTCAACCAATTTCAGAATTACTATTTAATATTTCTAAACCTTACTTAAACAAAATTAATAATATACATTGTTTAGAAGGACCATTATATAGTACACGTCTCGGTGTAGCGGGAACCACAGATTGTATTGCAGAATATGATGAATCTTTGGCAGTAATTGATTTTAAAACATCAAAAAAACCAAAACCCAGAGAATGGATTGAGCATTATTTTGTCCAAGCTATGTTTTATGGTATGGCATACTATGAAATGACACAGACCCGCATCAAAAAACTTGTGATTATCATGGCATGTGAAAATGGCGAATGTGTAATTTATGAAGATAATGATTTAGACAAATATATGAAACTTGTAGTTAAGTATATTAAAACTTATGTGAATGATCAACTAAAACTTATTTCGAAATAATTTAATTATGGTAGCCACTTTAGAATTTCTTTTAGATCTTAAAACAGAATATATGGAGAAACAAACAGACTTAGAACAAGCAATAGAAAGCAAATTTCTAACACCTTCAAAATTTTCAATCGAAATTGAAAAAATAGTATCAAATCAAAATTGTAACTATATCGATGCAATTTTATTTTATTGTGAGGAAAATCATCTTGAAATTGAATCTGTCACTAAATTAATTTCAAAACCACTAAAAGAACGTCTGAAATATGACGCAATTAATTTAAATTTTATGAAAAGCAATTCAAAGGCAAAACTCCCTCTATGAGTCCTTTTGATACATATCAATCGTACTTATCATTAAAATCTCATTTTAATAATCCAAAGTACGATTATTTTAAATATCATAAAAAAACCCGAGCAACTATTACTACTTTTAATAAACGGCGAGATAGATATTGGTTTGAAAAAATGTCTCGCAAATATTCAGATGAAGAAATTATTGAATTTCTTGTTTCAAACTTTGTTGCATCAAATAATCCACAAAATTTATGGATTGGTGAATTAATTAGTTCTGGGGATAAAGTTTACCAAGAATGGAAAAAAAGACAGCAAAGTTTGAAATATATATTCAAAGAACAGTCTAATGATTTATTTTTAGATTCTCCACTTAAAAATGTTTTAGATTGCTCTAAAGGGCATCCTATTCTAATTAAAAAATATTTGAGTGGAAATGTATCACCAGAAACTATAGTCATTTATAATAAAATATTTGATTTTGTGACGCATTTTAATAAAAAACTATTAGATCCTGTATGGGAAGTTGTTAGTTTAAAAATTTATAAATACGATCCATTTATAAATATCGATATTCCAAGTTATAAAAAAATTTTAAGAGATATTATTCATGAGTAACTTTTTTGATTCCGAAATTATAAAAAATGAGCTTAAAGAAATAGATCATTTACAGAAAGAAATTTGTGAAAACCTTCTTGACTTCGGTGAAGCATCTCAAGAAAACAAATTACAGCACATAGACAAGTTATCAAGACTTCTAGAAAAACAAAAAATCATGTATACTCGACTTTCTTTATCTGATGACCCTAAAGCTATTGAAATGAAAGCATATTTAAATGATACTCTTTCATTTCTAGGTGTTCCCCCAAGTGTTGATATGATTTCATTGTTCGACAATCTCAGTGAAACAATTGAAGCATTGAAGGAACATATTTCATCTTGATTGTCACACGGGCTTGACATCCCTTCGCAGCCATGCTACGATAAAGTCGTCGAAAATCAAATCCGACTTATCCAATTTATCCAATTTATCTAAAAATCCAAATGTCATTTCAAGATCTAAAAAAACAATCCAAACTCGGTTCACTTACTGCCAAACTTCTTCAAGAAGTTGAAAAAATGAATTCTTCTGGATCATCTGATGATGATCGCTTCTGGAAGCTTGAGTGTGATAAAGCCAACAATGGCTATGCTGTAATTCGTTTTCTTCCTGCACCAGAAGGAGAAGATTTACCATTCGTCAAGTTGTATTCTCATGCATTTCAAGGACCTGGTGGATGGCTTATTGATAATTGTCTGACCACTATTGGTCAAAAATGTCCAGTTTGCGAATACAATTCTGGACTTTGGAACAATGGCACCGACGCCGGTAAAGAAATTGCCCGTAAACAAAAACGCAAGCTAACCTATATTGCTAACATTTATGTGGTAAAGGATCCAGCAAAACCAGAGAATGAAGGAAAAAATTTCTTGTTCAAATTTGGTAAAAAAATCTTCGATAAAATCACTGCTGCAATGCAACCAGAGTTCGAAGATGAAGTTGCATTCGATCCTTTCGATTTTTGGCAAGGTGCAAACTTCCGTCTCAAAGCAAAAGACGTTGCTGGTTATCGTAACTATGATTCCAGTGATTTTGCAGCTCCAAGCCCTCTTCTTAAAGATGA